TGCCTCTTTGATAAATGCTGCAAGTGTTCTGGAATCTCTATGTTTCTTACTACTTTATGCACCAATCTTATCCAGATCTAATTCAACATCTAAAACAACACTGCCGCTTTTTGTTGGGTTGCTATCAATCGCATAAATGCAAACTTTTAGGCAATACTCAACTATGCTTTGCATAGGAACATCCCTATCCAGGCTTACTTGTTTTATTTTTTTTCTTAGTTCTGGCGTAACTCGCAAATTGACCTTGCCGCCCTGTTCTTCGTATTTATCAAACTCATTCATAATTAAACTCTCCATGTATAAATATAGTAGGTTTTTATAATATATAAAAGCCCCTTTTGTTGTTTATATTTTATAATTTTTAATGGGCCGTGCATAACTCTCCTAAGTTAACTCCCTACTGGTGCGGCCCTTCTTTTAACCCTTACTGTTTTTGCTCTATAAGTTCCGCCTGGATTGGCTGGAACTATTTTTTTAGGCGTTGGTTTTCTGGTTGATGTTGGCAATGAGATCTCATATTCACCAACCTGGCCTTTTACATGATTTCCCATTTCAGTCATTAACAACAAATTTAATTCATCCCTTGCAGCTTCCATGTTTTTAATAATCTCTTTTGTGGCCAGAAATTCATTTATGGTGTCCTCTACTTTAAGATCTAATTCTTTAACATCTTCTTTGCCATGTGGATCTTTGTAAATTTTATGCACATCCTCTGGAACTTTAGGCGGCCAATAATCTTCTTCCTTAATCCTTCTTTCAAAATCATTAATCTTTTCAGCCAAAACAGCTGCAAATGTTGGATCTCTTTTAAATACATACACTCTAAAATCTGTTGATTGATATAGAACACTTACAACTCCCCAATCACAATTCATAACTTCCATCTGGCCTTGCATTTGTATTAGGCCTCGCCATTCCTCTAACTCAGCTGCTGGGTAATCCCTAGTAACTTTGTTCTCAATAACTCCTGGGCCGTTGAGCAGTACCTTGGTTGCTCCAGGAGTAAATATTCCCCACTCTGGATCATCTTGTATCACCAAGTTATTTGCCACGGCCCTTGCATCTAAAGAAGCCTGTAAATCTAATGTTGGATGGTTGTATCTTGTTTTAACATCTACCTCTAATTCTTCCAGGCCAAGTAATTCAGCTGCACGCCTTATACATGGTTCTTCTAAAACATTACCCATTTCAGTAATTCTGTTGCCAGGCGTTCTAACACTTTCACCCTTCCTTGCCCTTATACAATTATCTAAAGTGGTAACATCCTTGGCCCAAATTCTTGGAAGCAAGCTGCATGAAGCATAGCCATCGTCTGTAATTTTTCCTACTGTTCCCATTATCTTCTCCTTAATAATTCATCAACTTCTTCCACGGAATTACGGAGAGGTATTGGTTCTTTTTGATTTATAAGTTCCAAAAGGGTTAACCCATATTCATTGGTTACAGCTGAAATGAGATTCCTTTTAAATAGCACCTTCTGGGGTTTTCCCATAACATTTAATGCTATACTTTTAGATCCTAACTTTTCTGTTTTGTCTGCCCTACCTGGAATATAGGCCTGTTGGATTGAATATATATTATGCGAAGTCTTTTTTACTTTACATAAATTCTTTGAGGCTGTATCACCTATTCCTATAAGGTTTAATTCTGGCTGCTTAAAATGTCTCATGTTTATAAACTCCTTGTAAATATCAAAGGGGTACACCCAGTTTTAAGTGTTACCTTTATAGTGATATGGGTTGTTGTTTTCATCCGCATGGGCCTTTAAGTTCCAATTGGTGCAAGTGATTAAATAATCCAGATAAGTTTTCTGGCTGATAAAGGATGTTTTTTGATTGAGGGCCTTTTGCATTTTTTGGCCCAGCTGCATAAATTCTTTAGCAGCCATTTCATATTGATCTTTGTTCTCAGCTGGAATGGTAATTCTTTTTGCAGCTGGAACTTCCCTTCTGTATCCGTCTGTTTGTCTTGGCCCTGTATGGGTTCTAAATTTTGTTGAATGTCCGTTGCTCATATATTTGTATATTTATATTTAAAAAAAATTATTCAGTCAATCATTGTTTAAAAAAAAGTAGCATTATTAGTTATTAAAAATATATATACTTTTTATATATACTTTTTATATATACTTTTTATATATACTTTATATATATATTTTGTAGATGTATTTTTTTTATAGTTATTGTTTAACATTTAATTCTTCCAAAATGTTTAAAATGTTTTCTAATTCACCCTCGCCATAGGCTGGGAATTTCATAAATTTTGCATCCACAACCGCTGCTAAACCTTTCATTAATTGTTCATTCAAATTTTGATCGAAAAAGCCCACTTTGGTACTCATATCTATCAAGGCCTTAGCGTGCCTAGTAGCATGGATACTTATTCCACTTATTAATCTATCTGTTGCTTGATAGCGTGCAATTCTTTTATCTAATCTATCAACTTTTTGCTTAACAAAACCAAGTTCAATGGCAGATGCAACTAATTTGCCTATTTGCTGTGCATCTAAACCTAAGTCATAAATAAGTTCTGTTTGTGTTGGATGATAGCAATTTTCACCATGAATAAAAATGTGATAACAGACCAACTCCATGCGAGGATCATTAATGAAATGTTTGTTAAATTTTTTCAGTCTTATGCTTTCTTTATGTGCGGCCCTAAAATATTCTGCAAATGCCAATAAAAATTTCTTATCCATTATTTTCTCCTATAAAAATTTCGATCTATCTAAAATGTTTTTAACTGTGGTTGCATGAAACTGGCCACCCTTAGCAGTCTTTACGCCCCTGGCATTTAGCATCTTGGCTATCGCCATCAAAGTTTTATGGCCCAGGGCCTGGATCTCACGGATCTCTGGAATCACTTGCCTGGCATAATCGTCTGCAATAGATCTATTGGCCGCATGAGCAACGCCTAAGCCCTTCATAGGATCTGGAGATCCTAACTGTACGCCTTGATCCTTTAACTCCTGGAGCCTGGCCTTGGTCTTGGCCCTAACATCTTTTCTTATGTTGGCTGATATGCTGGCCAGTGTTGGTATGTCCAGAGGCATCAAAAAGATTTCTCCGTTGGGCCTGGTTACTCCATACAGCTTATGTTTTAGGCCAGATACCTCAGCAAGAAAATGTATACTTTGGGCCAGGGTTCCTAGATCTGGAATGATAAGATCTGCGTTCCTATCATTACATAAAGCAACCGCCCTTCTTAGTTCTGGTTTATCTTTTGGTTTTTTGCTGGGTTTATCTATAAACATATCTAGGCAAGTAGCTTGATTGTGTTTGGGTAGATTTAATAGATCTGCGGCCAGCTGCCGTGTTTTTACTTTTTTGTTTGGTAAGTAAACAACCACCCTTCTTCTTAATTTTATGAGATTAGAAGTCTCTCTTAAAATATTTTCCATTGATATTTAACTCCTATAAATAACAAAGTTATATGTATATTTATATATATTTGTAAGTAACAACCTTACTATGATTTGAATAAAAAGTACAAAATAACGAAAACTGGAGCCAGCCCAGCTGCTAGTTGCAGCTGAACTAAACCCCAGTCAATACTACTTAACATTGCGTTGATCGTAGTGTAATCGCATGGACATAGGTATATGTCTCCAGATCCTAATTCTCCTTCTGTGAGCCATATAAGCATCAAATATGTATTTGATAGGTATAAGTATTAGGCCAAAAAATATTAATATTTCCATTATGCTACCCCCTTTAATTTTGCTCTGTGCATCTTTGCACCTAAGTTTCTTGCATCCTTCCTATTCTTGTTCTGGTCAAATGGTGCTAAGGATCCAAACCAAACCTCAACAATGGCCTTTCTCAATGACACTGAATCATAAGGAGTGTCATTAGTTAATAGTTCAATGTGAGTGTGCTTAAAAATAAAAGTTGTTTGTAAATGCCAGCTTTCGTCTTTAAGTTTCCAGGTGCAATTTCTGTTGCCATAAATATGGCACCATCCATGGCCCCAGATCTTTTGCGGATCTAAATGTTTTTCAGACCAATAAGACCAGGATTCATAATCACTGGCCTTCTCGTCTAACAAATAGTTTTCTGGTGATACTTCGTATTCCATTATGCTTCCCCCCTAAACCGCAACTCATTGTAATGAGCAATATTGGTATTTGCTTTCATTAGTCTTGCAACTAATTTTTTTGTAATTGGGTTTTCATCCCAGACTTTTTTAAATTCTGGATTATCTTTTCTCAGCTGAGTTAAAAGACTATTTACAATTCTTACCTCATCTGGATTTAAGTGAACATTAATTCCCATACTCATTATGCTACCCCCAACTCTTGGCCAAGTTCTGTCAGCGTTTCACTGCGATCTTTAGCTTCGTAGGTGTAATGCCAAATCTCTTGAAACATTGGAATTACATTTTTGCTTCCTATTCCCATACAGATAATTTCACCTTTAAGCTGTTTAAATTTTGCAGCATTAAAAGGCTCGTTAAGTATTAAGCTGTCTAAAAGATTGTGTATTCTTTTTACGGCCCTTTTTTCAACTTTATTCATGTTAAGTTTCTCCCAAGGTTTCCCTTATTTATAAATAACATACCCCCTATGTTATATATAAATATATAGATATGCAAACATAGTTTGTTATTTATAAATTAGATTACGAATTATTTTGCTCTACCAGGAGCAGAAATCTACATTATTCGTAATTAATCCAGGAGATTATCTAATACTGGCATCTGTGAAAGTGAGCCTAAAGTGTCCTGGAGTGAGTTTAATTCCATACCATCAACAATGTTTGATTCTTGATATATGAAATATTTTTGGCTGCTTAAATTTGGGATAAAAAGGATTCTTTTTTCTGGGAAGAATACAAAAGCATAAATTTCACAATGATAATTTTTATGTGTATCAGATTTCTGCCTATGGTTCTCGCATGGGAATGTGTACTTGCCCTCTTTTGATCTATTCCTGGATTTAACTTGCACCTTATATAAGGCATTACCAAATTCAACGATAAGATCTGCTGGATGTGATTCGCAAGTTTCATAGCAAAAATCTGAGTATTCAAGCAAACATGATTTAACTAACGATTCCCCCAGGGATCCTAATCGTTTGGCGTTATGGTTTTCTTGGTTAGATTTTGACATTTAGCTAATTCTTCAGAGTTGAAGATTGCCCTTCTCCCTACTTGCTTAGCATACTTAGAATTTAATAATTCAGCAGCAGCTTTTTCCCATTCACCTAACTCACAAAATGCTAGTGTTTTTCTAAAAGATAATAATGTATGGATGCCAAGGTTAAAGCACAGATCTATAAAAACATATTGGGCCTTTAATGGGTAAGATCTCCATATTTCTAAATGCTTATCGAGATCTTTAAACACAGATTCAATATCATTGTTTAATAAATACATGGCCTCATCTTCTGTTATGCCCCTGGTGTCCAGGTTGCGGCCAATGCCTATTGATGTGTAGCCAGCTGAACACTCGTATGCCTGGAGAACCACACCTTCAAAATCTTTAAGCCTGGATCTTATAAGGCATCTATCAAAATGCTTATCTTCTTTGTGCATTATTTATCCTCGGCCTTATTGCTAGCCCCAAAATAAAAACTAATAACAGCTGAGGCGATTCCAGAGAAATAACCCAGGATTAAATTAACCACATCATCCGCATTTTCATTAACTGGGTAGATAGTGATTAAAAAGATGTAACCCATAAAACCAAGAACAGTTATGGATCCTAAAAATCTAGGTGTCCAATCTTTAGAAAAAGCAGATCTAGCATTTTGTATATCCTGTGTTTCCAGGGCAAAAACATCTACATCCATTTGCTTCATTTGGGCCTCAAATTCCATTTCTGCATTTTTTAAGGCCAACAATTGTTCTGGGCTTGCATTGTGTATGGCTTGTTCTATTTTTTTTGGTGATGGATCGCAGCCTAAAACTTCTGCAACTAAATTGGCGGCCATGCCACCTACTGGCCCGCCTAATGCAGATCCTAAAGTTGGGGCCAGAGATCCAACAATGTTTTTAATTTTATTAAATTTCATTAATAATTTATCCTTATTAAAATAGTTATGATTAAGCTAAATAGCGATAATCCTATAGTTGTTACCCCACCTATCAGCCACCATTGCATTTTAGTAATGGCAGCTTCTAGTTTGTCCAGCTGCTTAAAATTAGTTTTCCAGCGTTCAGCACATTCTTTTTCATGTACCAAAAGTTCAGTATGAACTGTTGCAGCTGTGGGTTTAGGGTTAGGCATTAGAACTTTAAGAATTGTTTAATCTTGGCCCAACGATCTGGTTGAAATTTGCGGATTGAAAATCCTAGAAATAAAACAAAAATTATACTAATAATAAGTAAATCCATAATTATTTTTCCTCTGGTTTAGCAGCTTCGGCTTCATTGCCAGCTGCAATAAAATCATCTAAGCGATATTGCTTATCCCTGTTTACCCTGGCAAATTCAGTTTCTAAATCTACAAGGGCTTTAGAAATAGGCTCTAATTCTCTAATCAGCTGCAATTGATGTTCTGTGCACTCTGATTGTTTCCAGGATCTAACATTGCCCTCTCCATCTTCAATGTTAATTACCACTGGATCCTCTACCACTTCTTCTGTTTTTTTATTTTTATCGTTCATAAGTATTAATACTCCCTTTTGTTATTTATAAAATTAAATTATACAGAATTATCTGGAGATTGTGGCCATTCACCCAAGGGCCTTACTTGCGGCTTTGCATCGTTGTATTGATACAAGGATTCTAATTCTTCAACTGAATTGCATAGATCTATTTTGCCTTGCATATCTTCAGCTGTTGCTCTTACTTCAGATCTATATGTGCTCCAGGCCTCTGGTATTTCAGTGCCAGCTTCTTGGTTCCTTATTACATACCAATCATTAGGCTCTAATAAACCATAAGCTTGTCTTTTAATAACTTCTTTATGATTCCATTTAAGGCCATGTGTAATATGGCCAGTCTCTGGATCAGTTGTATCGTCTAATCCTTTAGGCGTTGCTTCGCCATAACTTGCAGTAACCGCAGAACCATTCCAGTCAAAAGATTGATCGGTGTTAATGTAATAAGAAGGATTTTTAAAGTTGCTATTATCTATAACCACCTCATATATACCTATTGCTTCAAGTTCTTCACTTGACCAAATCATAAAGATATTTTGCGGATATTGAATATCCCCAATAGTTAATGATTTTGGTTTTGTTAAAACCTTACTAATTTCATCGTTTTCTATTAAAGCCCACATATTTTTTTCCTCAATTAAATTAATTTATCTTGCAGTACAAGGCACTCCACTACTAGACACAAAAGGGTTCTCAGCAAATGCAGCAAATATATAACTATGCCCATTTCCATTTATACCTGTGTTATTTGTTCTAAATTTAAAACCATTAGAAACAAGGTCCATCGGAAGCGATGTTAAATGTTCTTCAGCAACATTCAAATTAGGAAAATAATAGTCAGTAACAGGATTCATTGTGCTTCTTTCACTGTCTAATATCCACCAGTTATAACCTGCATTAGCATAATTTTTAAGTATTATCATTGCAGGTTTAAATCCTGTGTAAACAAATACCCCATCTGCATTTCCATTTCCTTTATAACTACCAAACTTGCTATAACCTTGTATAGATGTAAAACAATAAGATATATAGTTATCAGTAGCTTGAAATTGGCTTGATGTATGAAAAACTGAACTTGTAGGAGCAGTGCTTCCATAAGGATAATCACCTGTTGTTTGTGCTGAATCTAAATTTAATCCTACAAAATTTCCACTTGTTAAACCTCTGTGATAAACACACCAGTCTGCTGTTCCACCTAGTCTTTTGGTTATTATCATATGTGGAACTGAACCTAAACCATGTCCGATAGTCGTAGTAGTAAGACTTCCTGCGCCAAGCCATTTGGCAATAGTAAATCCTGCTGTTTGATTGGCTTGAACAGTGCTGTTTGTTCCGCCGTCTGAATTTGTGCTAGTAGAGCCTGCGCCACATTTCCACTGCCAACTCATACTTACTTCACCATTAACATTGTTGCCACCACCTGCGGGCAAACTAAAGCCATCTGTTTGAAAGGCTTGTATTACAGAACTAGCAGTACCTTCTGCTGATGATAAATTAGACCTTAGATATTTTGTAACTCCTCTAGTGCTGTCTTGCCACATATGAGAAGAAGCGGTATCAGTTTTTATCCAAACTAAATCGGGTTGTAAATCACTATCACCTGCATTTGTAACACTTCTATCTGAACCAGTTCCCGTGTACTCTGTTCCTTGAAAGTGCGCTGATGGGTCGTCTATTGTTGTATAAGCCATATTATCCGTGCTCGTTAAGATTGTATGTGTTTAAGGCGTAATAACCGCTGGGAACGGAATACTCAAAGTTTCCGTATCCGTTTGCATCTGCATTTCCAGAAGATACTGTATTAGCATGGTAGCCACCAAAGTTTGCTTGAATACTATTGTCTGAATCATATTGAGATACACCGAAATAAGTATCACCAGTCCAAGGTATAGCATAGCCATTATTACTTGCTGGATCGTCAGAAAGTAACCAAGTTCCATTTTTTCGCCAATATATTTTGTGGTTATCCATATCCAATGCAACACTTATTAAATCTCCTGCATTAAATTTATTAGCAGTTCCACCATCATCTTGTGCTGGAAAGACATTTCCACTTTGACCATACAAAGAAACACTGTAACCACTAGAGCCACTATGTCCTACATAGACACCACCACTTGCTATTACAAGATCAAATCGTTCTGCTTGTGCTGCCCCAATCATGGTATAAACAGGTGTGCCTGAACCAGTAATATAAAACTCTGCATACCATTTACCTTGTGATACAGCTATAGTAGATAAAGCAGTATCCCAACCAGAAATACCTGCCGCCTCTGTTGCTCCCTCGCTAATTAATAACCCGCCAGGATAGCCATCGTTTGCACCAGTTGCATGAAACAAAGCGTTCCAAGTACCGTAATTTAAAGTTGGTGTGTCAGTTGCTTGGTCGGTTGCTGTTATGTTAGTTAGCGTATCTGCATCTAACCCTGTTGCAGTACCTAAATCAGAACTATCTTTAAATTGTAAAAAATAACTAGGTGCACTACCACCACTATATGCCTTTGGTTTCCAAATACCACTATCATCATCAAACTCACCAACAGCAGATGGTGTTATTTGTGCATCAGAAATAAAAGCTACATTAGACATATAACCAGCCCAATAAATTTGGTTGCCAGTATAAGCACCTAAATAATGATGGTCTTGGTAAACATTCTCTGCCTCAGCGTTTTGGCTTGGATAAGTTGTTGAAGTTAGAGATGTTTCTTCTACCCCATTAACATACAGTCTTACTCTATTAGCTTCTGTAGATTGTGTTGAATCAACTGCAATAATGACATTGTACCAAGCAGAAGTATCCCTAAAAAGTCTATTAGTGTTTAAAGTTTTAATTGTTCCACCATAGCTTTGTTGCCATTTTAATTGACCATCTGCCTGTAGTAAAAGATAACCATTGGTAGCATTTGCCCAAATAGTTCTTTGTACTCCAAGTTCAGTTATTTTAAACCATACGCTAAAACTAAAAGTCTTTTTTCTAGCAGATGTTGCATAGGTGCTTATGTCAGTCCATTTCAAACATTCACTATTATCGGGTTCAAACTTTAAAGAATTATCAATAGCATAATCACCAGATGCCGAAGGTATAGCTGTAGAATTTATTAAACTCATTAGGTGTATATAGCTGAGTTAGTTAAATAAACATTAGTGCCATCTGAAAAATAAGATACTAGGTATGTTCCAGCTGTTGAAATTGTTGCCAATATGCTTGCATCAACTTTTGTATTTGCATGGGCTGCCACTGTATGGCCGCCAGAGTTTACTAATAAAATATTACCGCTTTGAGAAACAATATTGGTAAATGTAAGAGTAAAGTTACCAGATGGAGTGCATTTAAAATTATTAGATGCACTCATATCAAAAGATCCATCATTGTCTGTGGTTAAAGTTCCTTTAGCATTTTTAACAACTGCAACAGTTCCGCCATCTTCAATGTTCAGTGCATTATCTCCATCTGTGTAATCTATGCTTGCTGTTTCTAAACTTCCAGAATTAACAGTTAAACCAGTTGCATCTATGGTTACTCTTTTGGTGTTATCTGCATAAAAATTAATTTGATTTGCATCTTCAAAATCAACTTTAGTTTGATCGTCCTCGCCAATTTTTAAATCTGTGGCCAGGATCGAAGTTATATTAGTTTGAGCAGCTGTAGCCACTTGACCTGTTAAGTTACCAGTAACATCACCTGTTAATGGGCCAGCAAAAGCATCTGAAGTTACAGTTCCATCAAAATAAGCATCTTTAAACTCTAATGAAGATGTACCTAAGTCAACATCATTGGTTGTAACTGGTGCAATAACTCCATCTGCAAAAGTAACTTGTGCAACACCGCCAGCTGTAAATGCTAATGTATCTGCTGCGGAGAAATATAATCCGCAATTAGTATCGCCAGTATTTGTAATAGATGGAGCTCCAGCAGTTCCATCTGAAAAGGATGAAACACCATCAACAGTAATAGCTTTAACTGTGACACCAGTTAAATCCAATACATCACCGCTGGGGATCTCTTTGATTGCTGGCGTTCCACTGCCATCAACTATTAAAGGGAAAAAATCACTCATCTTATACTCCTACATTGATAGTGCCAGATCTGGCTATAACACCCAGCACTCCACTTGTTATTGTTATTGCTACATTGGCTGCACGGCCAACTACTGTTAATGTTTGAGAAACAGTAACTGATCCAAAAGATAAGTTGCCGCTTCCATCTGTTTTTAAAGCCTGGCCATTGCTGCCATCGCTTACATTTAATTCTGTTATACCAATTGAGTTGGCCGCCATTTTTGCCTGGGTTATTGCATCATCAACAACTGAGGCCGTAACAACTGAACTTGCTGCGAGTTGATCGGCACCCACAGCATCATCTGCAATCATTGACTGCTCTACCGCATCAGCTTGTATGGTTGCTGCTCCTGTTACATTTCCAGACCCATCAAAACTTGCAGATGTCCAAACAACATCGCCAGTCATTCCAATTGTTCTTCCAGTTGCTAGGGCCGTGGATGTATCTGCAACAACACCACTTAAATTATTGATAAAGGTGTTAGTTACCCTGGCATCAATTGCACTGTTTGCCCTGGCATCTGTGTAATACAAATTGCTTGAACCTTCTGAAACTGTATCTGTATCTCCTTGGGTAAATGTTAAAACACCTGTTCCAGAGTTATAGCTTAATTGTGTAGATCCCTCAGATATGGCCGCCCTGGCCCTTGCATCTGTGTAATAAAGGTTGCCACTTTCAGCAATATCGCCAGTGTCTAAAACTACGGCCCCTGTTGCTGAATTAACAGAAGTAACAGCAGAAGCTGCTTGGCTGAATGAAATAACACCAGTGCTTGAATTATATGAAAGATCTCCGCTTACAGAAATTGCAGATCTTGCCCTGGCATTTGTAAAATATAAATTTGAGGATCCTTCGCTTAAATTATCTGTATCGTGATTAGATAAAGTAGAAATTTGACCAGTAACATTACCAGTTACATTACCCTCAATGGTTGCAACTAGAGTACCACCAGCATATCCAGTGCCACTAACATTAACTGTTGTTGTTGGTTCAACCTGGAGATCTTTAAACAGCTTAAATTTACCACTATCGTTGGCATCTCTAAAAAGGCCCGCATAAAGATCCTGGGATCCAGAAGTATCATAAAGGCCATAAAAACCTATATCCACTGAATCAGAACTGCTGTTAGCGTTTGCTAATTTAATTAATGGATCTTCTACTGATAATGTTTCAGTATTAACTGTGGTTGTTGTTCCATTAACTGTTAAATTTCCAGCTATTGTTACATCATTTGGAAGTCCAATAGTTACAGTCGCTGTTTCAGATCCAGATCCAGAAACTTCAATTTCATTTGTGGTTCCAGATATTGCAGCCACATAATTACCTGTGGTTTTTGTTCCCAGGGCAACCGCATCATCATCAATGGTTAGAGTTAATGTTACATTGCCTGATCCGTCAAAGTTTTGTGCGGAAGCTGTTGCATCGCCTGTAATAGAAAATGTCCTGGTTGTTGCCAAGGCCGTGGCCGTAGCAGCATTGCCAGAAGCGGATGCAGCAACAACATTTAAAGCGTCTATAAATGCTTTATCTACATATGAATCAATCTTAGTAGCTACTCTAGTATCTGTATAAAATAAATTAGTAGATCCCTCAGAAACTGTGTCTGAATTTCCCTGGGTATAAGTTAAAACACCAGTAGAAGAATTGTAAGAAAGTTGAGTAGAATTTTCTGAAATTGCGGCCCTTGCTCTTGCATCTGTGTAATACAAGTTTCCAGATTCTGAAAGCTGTGAAGTGTTAAATGATGATAATGAAACTGTGCCAGTTAAGGTTCCAGCTGCATCATCATAAACCCAGGTAAGCCCAGTGCCGTTTTGTATTAATGCTGAAACTCTATCGTCTGTTCTTTCGTTAGTAAAATATAAATTAGATCCTTCGCTTAGATCTGATGTTGAATGATTTGATATATCACTTGCCTGGCCTGTTAAGTTAGCTGTTACTGTTCCAAATTGCACATTGTCTGAAGTGCCAACTGATTGGCCAATAGAAAATGTAATGTTGTTACCAGATAAAGCTGAGGTAACACCAGTGCCACCCAGTAGGCCTAAAGTTTCAGAATCAAGATCTATTGATCCAGAATTAGATCCATCGCTTATATCAAGATCTTCAGCTGTTATGGCCGTATCAACATAAGTCTTAATAGCTTTTGCTGAGGCCAGAGTATCATCGGATCCAGAAACTGAACTTAAATCAGTGTCCAAGACACCAGATTTTAAATTATCAACTTCAATATTTGAAACTGTGTTGCTATCAACATCTATAGTTTTATTTGTAAGTGTCTGAGATCCAGTTAAAGTTGCAATTGTAGAATCAACAGAAAAAGTAACTGCATTGCCAGATCCAGCTGTGTCAATTCCTGTACCACCAGTTAGGGTAAAAGTTTCGCTATCTAAATCAATGGATAAAGCACCCCCACTATCTGCCTGGAAGTCTAAATCCTGGGCCGTAACCTGGCTATCAACATAAGCCTTAATAGATTGTTGTGTTGCTAAAGCTGTTGCACTATCTGAACTTAAATTATCTTCATCTAAAATTGATGCAACTGTTGATCCGCTGCTAAAGGATAAACTGGTTATGCCGTTAACTGTTCCACCATTAATATCAACTGTGTTATTAGCTGCAATACTAAATGGCAATGTTATCCAACCATCATTTCCGCTGTTGCGGATCTTCATAACTGAGTTGCTAGTATCTACCCATAATTCATAAGCAAACATAGTTGCTGGTTCTGAGGCTCCAGAGTTATTAGAAACAATTGCAGAAAGTGCATTGTTTAAATCAGTCCTGAAGTTTGCTCCAGATTGATTTATTAAATTGTAATCATGTTGAGCCATTAGCTACCCTTTTGTTGTTTATAAATTTTACTTTTATTAAGATCTTTTCGCATATATATTTTTAATTCGTGTTATCTACAGTTACAGTTAGGCCTATTTGAGTGTAGTTTTGATTGCCAACAAACTTAACCCTAAAACTGGCAGTGCTTGCACCAGAAGCAAAACTTAAAGATCCATTGTATAAAAGCGTATAACCTCTGTAAGTACCAGCAGAAATTGTAAATACCTGGCCTGTTGCATCTGAATAATTTGATCCATCGGTAGAATATTCAACCACCATGTTTGCAACATTACCTAAAATGCCCTGGACATAAGCAACAAAAGATCCACCAGATCTGCAATTAGTTATGCTTACTGGTACACAAGTATGAGTGCCGCTAGATCCTGTGTTTGCTGTAGAACTATAATTTGATCCTACCCTGGTTAAAGGCACGGCTGTATCATCGTGGTTGTAAATTTTACTGGTTACATCGGCAAAATATTTAACGGCCAAAGTATCAACATCAATCTTTGTTCCAGATAAATTATTAATCCTGGCGTTGTCTATAAATACAGATCCCCCACTTACTACAAATGGGCTTACGCTAGTTCCAGCATCATTATCAATCTTAAAAGTATCTGCTAAAAAAGCTATGCTGCTTGTTGCACCGCTACCAGAAGAAGCATTGCTGTTTAAAACCATCTGTGCAACTTTGCCATTTGCATTTAATTTAAGCACATAAGATGCAGCAGCATTGCCGTTAATGTTTGTTATAGCAGAAGCATTAGTAGTAATGCTGGCTGAGTTGCCATTTACACTTGATGTTAAGCTAGTAATTGATGAAGCATTTGCTGAGGCTGAATTAGTTACAGTAACAATATCAGATTGGGCTGTTGCCAGGGCTGTACCTTGACTGGTTACAGTTGAATTTAATGAATTGTATAAAGTAACAAGCGTGGCATCCCTGGCCTTTTCCCAATCATTGTTGGCTGCATTTCTTACATATACCTGGTTGTTATCATCAGTGTCCGCCCATAAATCTTGGGCCTGTAAAGATGATCCGTCTGATCTAGTAGATGGTGCTGAGGTAGCTTTTATTAATTGTGTTGAGTTAGTGCCGCCAGCATTTATAGCTGATTCAACATCAGTGCCAACTTTTGCCAGAGTAATCGCATCATCTTTGACATCTGCTGTGGCAACTGGTGCGGTGCTAACACTAAATGTTAAGGTTGCTGCATCAGATTCAGTTCCTAAAGTATTGATGGAACTAACACTGGCAACATAATTGGATCCAACTGGTATAAAATCTAAATCAACAAATTCTTGATCTACAATTCTATTTAAAAGCTTGTTGCTAGAACTATCTACAATTCTAATCCTGTATTGATGATCTGGAAAATCTGTTGGCTCAGTCCAAGATAAAAAAGGCCTGGCGGTTGAACTAGATCCGCTGTCTGTAAAAGCTAAACCAGTTGGAGCCTTAACAGCAAAAGCTGAGGGTAAATCTGCAAGTTCTTCAACTGCTTCCTGTGGCGGAACTTCCCAAGTATAAACATCAAAATATTCTATTAAGCTAACAGCTACCAAACCATTTGATTGTAATTCTAAGGCCTCAACCCTACAAACTTTGCTGCTAAAACCCAGGCCAGCATAAGTAAGATCTACAATATCTCCAACATTTAATTTATACATTTCTGGAGTTCCAAGAAACTGAATCGTTGTTTGATTTCTGCTCCTGGTTAAAATTGCTTTGGCCATGTTATAGGCAATGTATGGATCTGAGATTAAAGGAAATTCAGCTTTAACTTCTAGCACTTCTCCACCATCATCCGCTGTGTATGGTGATGAAGTATGCAAAACTGTTGCTGTGTCTAATTCGTATTTTTTATTCGCATTATAAAACTCAACTATAACCTTGTTGGCCTTTTTATCTTTATTGCCATAATCCACAGATATGCCAGATTCAGCAATAATATGATTATCAGTAATACTAAATGTTGATGATCCTGTATCTTCTATAGACAATTCATATTTGCCGTCTATGTATAAAAAAATGCCTCGCATATTTGCCAGGAGTTCTTTGGCATTGTCCATCACATTCTTGTTTGTATCTATGTAGCCATTGCAATGAAATCTTTTGACTTTTAGTAATGATTGACCGCTTTGCGATGCGTAAGTAGATCCTAATGTGTCATTAAAATAAACAGAATAGGCCTCACTGGCATCGTAAAAATTTGTTCTTTGCACATCTTTAATTTCAGCACCATCTAACACAGTTGAACCAGATCCATCATCCAAATCCATCAACTCACCTATTTTGTTTTGCCACCAAATTGAATTAGATCCAGTTCCTGTAATATTAATAAAATCATTACCAGAGGTTCCATTCCAGGTAACACTTTTAGCAGATCCATTAAAATATGGTTGATCTACTTGGGTATCACAAACATTTGCAGCTGCCGTAAAAGTTGACATATTTATTTGGCTAGATGTGAGGCCCTTTCCGAACTCATCGTTAACAATGTAATCCAAGAAGCATAAGGCTGGATTGTCTGAATGTTTGTAAGTAGAAACATTGCCAAATGTTTGAGTGTTATCCCTGGGATCAAAAACCTTTTTTCCTCTTACTTGCACTGTTAGCTGTGGCACTCCTCGCCACATTCCCTCTTTGTCATAACCAAACGATGCTGCGATGTAACAAATACCATCAAGCCTATGTGCTGAAGTCCAGTTAGACATAGAAGCAACCAGCATAGGATCTGCTGTTTGCGATGCGGCCCCATGATGTAAATTCATTACATATCTATATCTTGCTGCTGGATCTGTTCCAAAAGCACCAGCCCCTGGATTTCCGCCAGTGCCATTTTGTGAAACAGTATTTAAAGATCCAGAACCAGAATTTATTTTATCTGAACCTATATAACCACCATCCCTAAATCTTGCTGAATCTGTTAATGGATTGCCATCTAGTTCTATGGTTCTGCCTAAGATTTCATCGCACTCACCAACTGATAAAGCATAAACAACATACATATCTCTGGAATCATTTGAATTTACATCCATGTAAATAATTTGTGTACCTACCCTTCTTGTTCCATAAATTACTGGTATTTTTCCACCCATAGAAGTTTTGTTAGCAAGTATGTCCTGGCCCTTGGCCAGCATATTTCTGGCTTGCATAAACCCTTTAACACCAACAGCAAGTGTTGTAGCTGTTAAAACATAGTTAATTTTTTGTAATGTATTAGCAGAACCCCACGCTTTTCCAATCTCAGTAAAAAATGTTCCAACTGCTTTCCAAAAACCCATTACATTCCCCACCTAACATCTTCTTTCACCTGGCCAGCAAATTCCATGCCTTTATCACCAGAACTAAAATCTTGTTGTGATTCATCTGAATAATGTCTGCCTTTAGTTAAATTCCAATTAGACCAATGTGAGGCAACAGTCATACTTAAAATAGAATTATTAATATCTTCTTGTATTGATACATTTCTAATTTGGCCTGTAAAAAAGTTTATTGCTCCAACAATAGCTTCATTAGAATCAAAGTAAGCCAAATAGACCTCAACTGTTTTATCTGTAAATGCTCCGCTTTGCACTAGGGATCTAACTTGATCTGTAATATTTGAAAAACCAATATTAATTTCATTTACTTGCAGCTGACCTGTTTCAGTTGTTGAATCTACTGTTAAAAAAGATCCACCAGCCTCATAAGAATTAGAATCATAAGTAACATTTGTGTACCAATCTGTAAGTCTTATGGTTGAAGATAAATTTAATTCAACCAGGAAAGCTGTTTTGGTTGCAGTTGCTGATACTTGGTTTTGTAAAGCTGTGGATAAACTTCTAGGCATTATGCAATGGCCTCTCGCACATCAAATGAAATGCTGTATAAACCACTTGCATTAGTTACATACATAATTTCATTGCTGGCAAGATAAACAGTGTAACTAGGTTTGTTAACAGTAACTGCTTCGTTGTCTGCAAGTGCGGCCACTAAATTTGGCGATATGCTTATGGTTGCTGCTCCACCAGAAGCATTGGCATCGTCTGTAACCATGTAAACCTTGGTGTGATTAGCAAATTTAATTCTATCTCCAGCCTTTAATGCACCAGTAGTTGTTGAAAAACCATCCATGGCAATGGTGTTATCTCCAGCTGTATGTGCACCAGCAACTAAAATATCTGTTTCAGATTTGCTGGCCCCAAGATTGTCTGTTGGATCTACAATTGTAAAATCTTCAAAAGAACCTTTTTGTTTTTGTAAAAATGCAAATACTTCCTGGGCCTTTTCTTGTTGCATAGGCGGCATTTGCACTGTGAATGAAAAATATTGTGCTCCAATTTGTCTAACTTGTTTGCGGCCAGACAATGTTTGATTTACCAGCGTTGGAGTATCGCCTTTAAAATTTATTGTTTTAAAATTTGGATTTGTAGGAAATTGTCCAGACATTTATACAACCCCCATTTTGCCTTGATTGTTCATGGCGTTATTTATTATTGATGTAATTAATCCTTTTCTTGATGCCAGGAGTTGATCGAACCCAGCTGCATCTACTGTAGAGATATTAAAATTAACTGTGGCACCAGAACTCATGCCCTGGCCTTTTGTATGATCTATGACTGTTTCATTTGGATGTAGTATTGCTGGGAAGCCACCTTTACCATCTACGCCACCAGCCCTGGCACCCATGCCTGTGTATCCCCCACCATCTGCTGAAAAAAGATCTCCAAAACTACCAAATGCTGAACCAAAACTATCTGTAAGAGGCTTTAAAATCATTTGCTGTATTGCAATTCTTAGCAATTGTTCAACTACATAATCAGCAAAATCTTTAAATGATAATTTGCCATTTCTTAAACCTTCAACTATTGAATCTTCAAATTTTTTCATTGCTGAAACAGCTGTGGTTTCTAATGTTTTTGTAAGGCCTTCTTTACCCAATGAATCTTTAAACTTTTCTAATGGGCTTAATAGATCAACAAAATTTTTACCAGCATTATTTGCACTATCCCCAGCTGCATCCGTGCCGTCTTTTATATCATCTAAAGTAATTTTCATGCCTCTTAACTTCTCAGCCGCAGCCTTTGTTCTTTCAACAAATTCACTACTTGCAACATTTTTTTCAGCTTTTGCTAAATCTAGTTCAGCATCTTTTATTTGTAGCATTATGTCTGCAAGACTTCCAAACACATGGCCGAGGCCAGGAGTTTTCTTTAAAATGTCAGCTACAAAATTTCCGTAGCTTATCTGTGCTTTTGGTAAAATAATTTCTAAATTTGCAAGAAAATCTGCAAAAGCAAACTGCATTTCTCCTATAGCTTCAATTGCACTTGCACTTGCATCAATTATAGAATTTGCAATATTCATTCCCAGCTTATCCATCCCACCAGCACCATCTATCATTGACTGTATTGCATCAGCAATTGCAATTTGCATTGTCTCAAAAACTGGTAAAAATGAAGTTGTAATATTGTTTACAAAAGAACCTAGCTGCATTTTTACAACGCCAACAGCATCATTAAATTGTTCAGTTCTTCTTATAACTTTTTCGCTTAATACAATGCCTAATGATTCTGCTCTTTGTATAAATTTAGCCAAACCTTTTTCACTAAGATCTTTAATTGCACCAGTTAAGACAACACCCTGCCTGCCAAATAAACCAGCCAAGGCTGCTGCCCTGGTTGATTGATCTGCCATATTAGAAATACCAACAGCGGTTTCTGCTAGCAAAGTGTCAAAATCTTTTAGGTTGCCATTGTTATCTTTTAATTCAACGCCCAGATCTTTAAAAATATCTGCTTGGGTTTTTAGGCCTCTGGAAGCATCACCAATACTTCTAGCAAATTTAATAAGTGCTGTGTTAGCACCCTCAACAGTTGTTCCAGATTCCCTGGCCGCAAGATGAAATGCTTGAAGTGTATCTGTTGCTATTCCTGTTTGTGTAGAAGTTTTACCTAAAGCATCTACGGCATCAAAAGATTTATTTACAATTAAAGCTAATGCACCAGCTGCTGCTGTTGCTGCAAGTCCTACAGCTGCGATTCCTTTGGTTGCACCTGCGGCAGCTCCACCAATAGATTTAAGGCCACCAGTTACAGAGGTAAAAGCAGCTTTTGTTTTATTAACAGCTGTTAATTCAATCTTTACTTTTTTATTTGCCATGCTTCCTTCTATCTTCCAAAATTTCTAAATAAGCAATCCAGCCCTGGTATTCCTGGACACTAATTTGCTGTAGTTCTTCTAGGGTTTTACCTAGTTTATCTGCAAGGCTGTATTGCAGAAATAAATTAGCATCCTCTGTTAGTCCTTTTTTGTTTCCTCAATAGGCTCTTGCCCCATAATCTCTTGGGCCACTCTAACTAACACCTCACGATCAACTTTGTTTAGCAGTTTATTTTTATCGCCAATATCAAATAACTTTTCCCCTTCGCTATCCAATGCCTTATAAATTAATACATAAGCCATCATCGTTAGATCATCTTCCTGGCTCATTTTGTAGAGTTTAGAAGTTTCACTAAGCGTTAATGGCTTGCTGTATATTTTTAAAGGTTCATCGTCTTGGCCCCATTCTGGAACCAGCGTTACTCTCACATCTTGATTTTCAAAATGTTTAACTGCGTTATCTATTACTGACATTTTTTATACTGTTGTAATAGTTAATGCACCACTACCCTGGAAGCTAATGCTTGCCTCAACCAATCCATCATGTGAACCAGATACTGTTTTACCAGTAATGATTGCGGTTCCAGTGTAGTAAGTATCGCCACTTGCAGCACCTTCTGGGTATAAATTAAGAGTTATAGAAGAACCAATACTCATGGCCACCTGGCCAGTTGTATCTGTTTCATCCCAAAAACACTCAACAGATCCAGAAAAGGATGTAAGTGAAGATTCAAAAGTTTTAGCAGCATCGCCCATTGATGTTGATTCTATTGTGTCAGCAGCCTCATCAATTGAATAAGATCTAACTTCAGCAACAGTATTAGCACCAACTTTAACGACTCCTTCTGAGCCTTTATGTATCGCCATTTTCTTTTACCTCGGCTTTCGCCTGTTTTTTAGAAGAAGATTTAATTTCCTGGGCTGCTTCTTCCTTCCAACCCTTTTTTTTAAGATACTCAACCCTAGTAGGATGTGCATCTATAAAACTTGTTCCATCTGGTGAAATCATTTTCATAATTTACTCCTGGTTAAACTGCCACATCTGGATTTTGCTCCTGGACATAGTAGCTAGTTAAAAAAGTAAGGGTACAAAACGCCAATGGTTTTTCTCCTTCCGCATTAAATTCAATTTCTGTAGATTCTATGTAGCAATCTTTGGCCTTCCCAGACAATGTAGGATCAGCTGCAATTGCTTGTTCCACTTCTTTGCAAACAGTGTCCAGAGTATCTTCAAAATTAGTTGTACTCTTAACATAGGCCTCGACAACCAGGCTTAACATTCTTTCACTTGTTCTGTTTGGGCCAATTTCTATTGGCTCGCTATCTTCGGATTTTGTATAAACTAAAATCGCTGGCAAGTTGCCATCTTCTAAAGGATAAACCCTGGAATCAAATACATTGGATCCAGTGGTTGTTAAACCAGTTAATTGTGTAACAACCTGGTTGCGGATTTGTTGTCTTACATGATCCGCCATTATTGCTCCTCTAAAACTAGGGCCGTAAAACCCTTAAAATCTTTTTGCACATTAACTATCTTGTAGTTAGTTGCGGCCTTTAAAATATTGCCGTTTACATCTTTATAAGCACTAACTGCCAAAGTGTCGTTATGTGAAACACTTGGAATATCTATAGATCTGCAATAAGCAATAGGTTGTACTGCTTCAACTCCAGATCCTTCGTCTAATTCCACATATTCTTCATTCAAAATAAGATTGAGTGAAGTATTAACACCATTCCTGGTGTAAGTTGCTGCTAAACCATGGCCATAAGTAGGATCTAAATATGCGGCCATGTCAGACTCTGTTTCATATTTAATTTGGCTCATTATGTGGCCTCTAAAACTAGCGTTAACATTCCAACATTGTCTGGTTGCACTTCAACCACTAAATATGTTGTTTTTGCTTTAATAACATTGCCTTGGTCTGTAGTAATAGCATCAACAATTAATTTATCTTGATGGGAAATATAAGGTGCATCGCTGGCCTTTAATGTGGCCCTAGGTTGATAACCTTCAGCTGCAATGCTGTTGCCTTCAATGGCAAAATAATCCTCATCCATAATAAGACTAATATTTTGTGAAGCCCCACTATCAATATCGAACCAGGTATCAATTAAGCCTGGCCTGGAATCCCATAAGGTATCTTGCACCTCAAAAAAAGTACCAGTGATTCCAAAACCTACGCTTGAATCTACATAGGAACTGAAATCAGCAGCACTTTCTAAGGCCATTATTTACTCTTAGATCTTTTTTTTGGTGCTGGTTTATCAGAATTTTCTAAGCCTACGCTTCTGTTGGTTTCTTTTTTTTCTTTTTTCTTACCATCAGAAACACTGGCTTTTCCATAACCAATTAAAATATTGCCTTCTGTTTGTTCAACTTCAACAATATCGCCAGCGTGTACTCTTTGCTTGTTAGCAACAGTATCTTGCAAAATTAAAATTTTCATAGTTTCTTTACCTTGTTTAAAGCTGGCGGACACTAGGCCCGCCATCTTGTTAGTATCTAATGACAACTAATTAAGAAGCTGCACAGAAGCTAACTGCGTGTCTAACAGCACAGTCAACACTTTGTAATGCAACAACTCTCACAGTTCCAGAAGTAGAATTTGAATAAGGATCTACAACAATATCTAATCCGCCAAAGAAGCCAATTAATAAATCATTGAAGTTACCAAATACATAATTGTTAGCTGTTAACTGTGGTGAAACAACAACTGGATAGCCGTTCATTTCGCCATTAGCAGCTACAAAAATTCCGCTTCCTGTATCTTTGCTAGTAGTCTTTAAAGTTCCATAGTTAGTTGGATGTACTATGTAAGCAAGTTGCCCCATAAGTGCATTATCAACTGCTATAGAAGATTCAATAGAAACAACCTCTGCCCATGTAGGAGCAGCTGCTGAAGATAATGAAACAGTGTTAATTCCAGTAGTGTTGGTTATACCAGTTGGATTACCAGAAGAACCACTACCTTCAAGAGCAGCATCATCAATAGCAATAGCCATAGATTGAGCAAGATCTTGTCGAACTAGGTTTTCAACATCAAGTGAAGATTGAATCATCAATTGTCTTGTCATGTCTGTATAAGTACCTAAAGTTTTAGGTGTAAGACTTACATTGCCAATTGTCATTTCTGTTTCACCAGCAGCACCACCCTCAGAGGAGATAAATGCAGCAGTTGAAGTTCCAGTTTTCTTAGGAATCTTAACATCGCCAGATAAGCCGTTTAGATTTGTAGCTAAAGGCATTACAGCTGAGTTATTTCTTAAAGCATCAATGAAAGATCCGCCTCTGTAGTCCTGGCCAATTAAATCACCATCACTACCAGCACTTAGATCTCTTTGCTGCCAATCGTTAAGAATTTCAGCTGGAAGCATAACTCCCTGTGCTGTTCTTCCGTATGCTTCTTGTGCAGCTTCTGAACATTCCATTTCAAATCGTGCAGCTTCTTGTGCTTTACGATCTGTTGGATTTGCCATAGCATTAATTGCTTTAATAACACTGAATCTTTTTGTTTCAGATTCTGTTAAACCAATTTCATTTGGAGTTTCTAAAGGCACATCATTAGAAATAGTATCTAGTAATTGTCCTCTAAATTCATCAACTGATAATTGATCTTGAATAGCTTGATTGCCTAAATCTCTTTTGTTGTGCTTGGCAGCAAGATCTAAAATCTCTTTTGAGTTTTTAGCAAATTCTTTTCTTGCTTCGTCTGCACTTTGAGATCTAACTTCATCAAGATTAATTTCTTGTTTTTCATTTTCCATTATTTTCACCTTTGTGTTTGGAATATTGTTAGATTTAGAACGGCCCACGCCAACTTGCTTGGATTGATCTGCTGGGATTGAAACTACAGATGCTTCCATAGGTGTCCAACTAGCCCTGTAATGATCGCCAATCTCATTATTGCTTGCCTGTTCCAGTTTATTTATTTTGTAGCCAACGGATATGTTTCTTTTTATGCCGTCTTTTACATCTTCAAAAACTTCACGAGCAAGTGCAGATTTACCAAATCTAACTACTGCAACTGTTCTTTTTGCAGCCTCGTCAAGTTTATATTCTTCAACAACACCAATTTGCTCATCCATATTATGGTTGTTCAATAATGGTGCTGATCCAGAGGCCATGAATGACATATCCACATCCTCTGCTTTATGGCTTAGAACCTCTAAACCAAATGACCTTTCAACTCCGCTTTCGGATGACACTCCTATGCGAACCCGTCTGGTATCTTCGTCAATGTAAGATGCCCTGGATAGATCTATTGTTCGATAAGTTACCTCATCGTCAAACAATCTTTCAGTTGCATCTTCGCTAACATCCTCAATGACTTCAGCAGAATCAATTAAATCTTCTGCTTCTGTTTCGCTGAGGATGGGATTTTCACTTTTAAATTCCATGCTTACCTCGCTAGGATGTTTTTCATTTGGCGTAATTGCCTCTTGAAACTTGTTATTCATTATCTGGATCTCCTTCTATTTCTGCTGGAACTGGGGCCTTATTACCAAATGGCTGAAATGCCGTGGAGATACCATATTGATCCGCCAGTTCCTTTTCTTTTTGATGTTGTTCAAATGTTTCTTCTACATCTTTTCCATAACTAGAAACAATGTCTGAGTATGTTGTTATTCCATTTTGTAGGCCAACCACATTGGCTTGCATTTCTTTTAATGGATCTATCCAGGAGAATGATCTTGGAATGTAATTAATAGAATTAGCAAACTTGTTAAATTTACCGATTGGCAAGTTAATGGCTTTGGTAGTTATGGCCATTTCTAACCAGCGTTTAAATACAACATCTATAAAATGTTGAATAATAAATTCTTGCCAGATCTGGAAGTTAGATCTATCTTCTAATGCACCCTGGCGGATAGAAGAATAGTTAACAGAAGTTAAATCATTGCTTAAAGCGTGATATGAGATATTTAGTCCTGAAGCAATAGATCTAAGAACTGTGGTTGTAAAAGATTCAAATGCACTTGTTGGATGGCTAGGATCCCAAGATTGAAACTCTTGGCCGTTACTTAATTGATGGAATGTTCCAGGCTCTACATTCATAATTGGGTTAAATGTATCTTCGGTATCATCACCCACAAATGAATTACCATCTGGAGATGTAAAGAAGCCCATTTTGCTTGCCCCTAATCTTGCAGCCACAATTTCTGCTTCAAGATAACCATCTAATTGTTTTACATTGGCCATAGCTGTTGAAATGTGGCTTACGCCTCTTGTTTGCTCGGCCCTATTAGGCATATAACAGTGTGTAATTTCTTCCGCTGGTACTCTTATGTGCTTTTTGTTGTATTTAGCAGAATAGGTTGTGTCATACGGATGTTCTTTAAATAAATGATAAGCAACTGGCCTATAAAATTTATCTACCTCAACACCCATGCAGATTTTGTTACCATTTTTCGCAACAATATTAAGATCTTCATCTAAGTAATCAGCTTCTAAAAATTGTATTTGATAACCAAAAGAATTATTGTTCGTTTTAATGTGTCTAATTAAAACCTCGCCATCCCTGGCCAAAGATTCCACAAACAGTTTTTGACAATCCAAAAAAGACATTTTGCCATTTGCTGTTGGAACTCCATACTTAGTCCATTGCTTCCAGGCATCTTCTATTTGCCTGTTGGCCAGCAAATCTAAAGATCCATTATCATTCCTGGCCTTAGATGAAATTCTAACTCCGTGCTTGCCTACTACATTTGAGATCATTAAATTTAAGTAACGATTAATGTATGAGTTGTTTCTTGCTAAATCCCTGGCTCTATCTCTTAAAGTTCTTAGGTTATCTTTTATTTCAGCATTGGCTGATTTGCTAGATGTTAAAAAGTCAGCAAACAATCTTCCAGTTGTTGCTCCTTGATAACTTCTTTTAAAAGTTTTCTTTTGTTGCTTAGGAGTTCTATTAAAAATGTTGTTGTACCAGGCCATTATGTTAAGTCTGTAGGATTAAATGTTGAATGTTGACCAAATCTAACTTTGATGTTGTTACCAGTGCCTTTATTGTTCTTGGCCCTGGCTTGTTTAAGTTCTTGTAAGTATTCAGTTTTAAAACGATCTCTAAAACTCATTAATTCGTCTATAGACATTCTGGAAAGAGATCTGCCAGCAATACTCATTGATGATTGATCCATGGTGGCTCTGTTTAGGGCCACAGCTTCAATTGCATCAAGCATTTGTTTGGCAAAAGATCTTACCGAGGATGATGTGGTAGCGTAATCATCTTGTACTGTAATAAAACCTTCACCAACTTTAATTCTGCCGCCAGAATTGCGATGAATGTTTGCAATCCAGTTATATTCGCCAGCTGTATAATTAGTAGTTGTTGAATGTGGAACCTCAACTTTGTAATCAGAACCATCATTGGTGGCTACAATTTGAAAATTTGTATTTGTAGATCCATCAATTAGATTAAATTCGTATTTAAGTGTAAAAGCTGAGTTGTCGTAGTCTGATCCCAGACTATCATTTTTCCAGTTCCAGTTATCACCCTTCTTTAATTCTTCTGGAACATAGTTAGGGTAGTTAGTTGAATCGAATAAATTGGCCAATTAATCCTCTGTATTTAAAATGTAAACTTACACAAAAACACTAAGGTCGTTTTTAATCTTGTCAAATATATAAATATTACGAGTTATGTAAGAGATCTCAGCTGCAAAACTAATGTAATTCGTAAATATTACTTCCAGCTATTAATAAAATTGCTTTTTGGCTTAGTATTTCTATTTTTTTGCTGATTTTGAACTATATTTAGATCTTGTTTAGATCCGCTTACTAATCTTTCCTCAATTAAATCAAAATTTGGATTAAGCAGATAAATTGCAGCAAAATTATAAACAGTTACATCTAGGGCCTCATTTCTTGGCCTAATTTGTTTCCAGGCCAAGGTTTTGCGGCCACGAATCCATTTAGTAATTCTTTTTTCAGCTGTAAGCTGCTGAAAGTAATCTTCTTCAAGATCTGCTGGAAAATGCAGTGTTGTTTGATCATCTTCGGCATTAAGTCTAGCAAATATGTTTTCTTTGGCCGTATCTGTTCCAACTGTGTATAAAGCAACCTGTGTTTTACCCACATAACTTGGCTTGCTTACAATTGGTTTACCTGGAACATTAGCACCTTTAATCGCAAATATTCTTCTGCCCTGGCGTGGTTTTGTAAATGAATAAACTTGGTTTGTATGATGTCCACCAGAATCAATGCAAGTGGCTGATATTGCAATGGATCTTCCAGATTCTGTTTTAAATCTGCTTTTTAAATATAGATCTAACTCATTCCAGACATTAACTGCATTTGGATCTCCCCAAAATACTTTGTATTCAATAACCCAGGCCTCATAGTTATGGCCCCAACCCATTACCTGGGCCTCTAATCTATCTTTTTGAGTATCTACGCCACAAGTTGCAACCAATATTTCTTCTGGTAGCGTTAAAGCATCATAATTTAATCTTCTGGCCAACAATCCTTCATGTTCTACACCATCGCCTTGTTCTTCCCAACTCTCACCCAGGCTAGTGTTAATAAATGTCTTTAACATTTCTGGCATCTTCTTGGCCTCTAAGAAATTTTGGGCCATAGAGGCCCAAGTTGACCAGGGAGAATACAATTCTGATATGTGAAAGCCAGCTGTATCAACTGAAGTTTCTGTTGCTTGCCATTCTCCATGTTTTAACATCCAAGGTTTTTTAGATTCATCAATTACAGATCCACATTCCTGGCAACAATAATGAGCAGTTTCTGGCTTGTTTTCATCCCAAACAACATTCTTCCACATTAATCTTTGTTTGGTATGACACTCTGGACATGGAACCATGAAATACCTTTTATCAGATTCCTCAAATGCGGCCTCAATTTTAGAGATCCCTTTAACTGTTGGAGTGCTACACATATAGATTTTACGATTCCAGAAGGTTTTGGTTCTTGCTATGGCCAGATCTGTTGGAGATCCCTCGGATCCAGCTGAAAGTTCATAACGATCAACCTCATCTAGCAAAAGAACTCTTATTGGCCTACTTGCAAGGCCAGCAGCTGAATTAGATCCAACCAATGATAAATGGCCGCCAGGAAACTTCTTATGCAGCACAGTATTGCCGCTATCTCTGGATCTTGATTCAGCAACCAAATCTTTTATCTTTTTTGTGTCTCTTATCATGGCCGCAAGTCTATCTTTAGAGAATGATTGGGCCATGGCCAAAGTTGGTTGAACACATAACATCGGAGAAGGATCTTGATCCATGTAATAAGCAATTGCATTTAAGACCAATTCTGTTTTGCCAACCTGTGAAGATGTCATTACAACTATTCGTTGAATGTTAGGATCATTAAAAGTGTCCATAATCTCTCTTTGATATTCCGCCCTGGTTGTATTCCATTGGCCAGCTTCGGCTGAGTTTTCTGGTGATAACCTTCTATGGCTATCAGCCCAGCTTGATATGGTTAGATCTGGCGGTGGATTAAATACTTTCTTCGTGTTGTTCAACACGATCTGCATATTTTGTAGGTATTCCATCTTCTGATAACTCGCTTAGTGCATCATGCACATTTTCTTTTATTAATAATTCAGCTTCTGCATATTTGTCCAGGGCAATGACTTGATGCGCAATCTTGCTTGGTAGTGCCAAAAGTTTTGCCCTGGCGTTGGCTACAAAGTCAGTCCAGGTATCTTGAACAAGCTGTGCTGGTATAAGTTGGCCTTCTAATTCTGAAACTTCTAATTCTGCTTTATCAGCCTGGGCCTTAGTAAGCCTGGTCTTTTCCTCTGCTATATCGCCACTACCACCTCTTTTGTTGTATCCACCTAATTTTCTAAGATAAGAAATGTAGGCAATTCTGCAAACATCCAGGTTTAATGGGGATCTGCCCATTTTAGAGGGCAAAATACCATCCCTTATGAGTTCTGAGATCCTTTTGGTGCTTAGATCCAAGTGTTCTGCTAATTCCCTCTGAGTGGCCATAATTACCTAATTAAAAAGAGGCTGTCGCTAGAAAAATACTGCGGTGCGAATTTACC